CTTATCATAAAGTACGTACAAATAAGGACAATACGCAATACTACATTAAAGACTGGACACAATCGACAAGGGTACAGCCTGAGATTGTAGCGTCTTATAATCCTGCGGTAAAGGAAGGCAAGCAGATTCTGTTTTATAAAGAGTACAGACCGGGATTAGAGACCTATTCCTATCCGGGGTATATTGGTGCATTGAATTGGATTGAGGTCGATATTGAGCTTTCTAAGTACCATTTAAGCACTATCAAAAATGGGATGTTCAGTAGTAAGCTGATTAACTTCAATGAGGGTAAGCCATCACCAGAGGAGCAACAAGTTGTTGAGACCAAATTCAAAAAGAAATTCACCGGAAGCGAAAACGCGGGCGGTATTGTTTTGTCGTTTAGTGATGATCCTGCGAAGGCTCCGACCGTTCTGGATTTGTCGAATACTGATCTTGATAAGCATTTCGACATTCTTAATAAGACTACTGAACAGCAGATATTTGTGGGGCATCAAATTACCTCTCCTATTTTATTTGGCATTAAAACAGAGGGGCAATTGGGCGGGCGGACTGAGATGCGCGACAGCTTCGAGATTTTTAAAACGACATACGTAAATGATAAGCAAAGAGCGCTGGAGGGTTTGTTTACTGAAATAAGCAATTTATTTGGGATGCAGGGTGAAATGGTGATCGCACCTATTGAGCCTATTGCTTTTGAGTTTAGTGAGGCTACCATTAAAGAGTTTGCACCTAAGGCGTGGATACTTGAGAAGCTTGGTATTGATTTGACAAAGTATCCCGAAGCCGTACAGCCTTCTGTACAATCTGACGTACAGCCTGCACAGGCATCCGCACAAATCAATGAGAATCTGAAAAACCTCACCGGAAGGCAATGGCAGGGAGTTAATCGTATTATCCGCAATTTTGAGAAAGGTCGTATCAATAAGGAGCAGGCGAAGCTGTTGCTTAAATCTTCACTTGGTTTATCCGATGACGAAATCAATGTCATGCTATCTATTGACAATGACATGGAGTTTAGCGCACAGGATAATGACGAATTGTTGCTCGCGGAATTCGCACAGCATGGTGAAAGCAAGGATAATTACAATGTAATTACATCCCGTAGCCGTTTCAACTTTCAGGAAGAGCTTACACAGGCGGAGGTAAACATTCTCGACCTTATCAAAAAGGATAAAAGAATTACTCCTGAGGTTATCGGCCGTGCATTAAAGATGCCTGTTGATGAGGTTGTCAGCATTATTGAAATCCTTGCCGAAGGTGGTTTGATTTTGGCATCCGTTAAAAAGATTGGCGTTGATGAAATAATTGAACGTACCATTCCTGAACCTTTAAAAGATTTAACCGACAAAAAGCCACGCACATTAGAGCAGAAAATTATGTATAGCTACGAGGGGCCACAGGATAACAGGAACAGGGATTTTTGCCGTAGGCTTTTAGCTATGGATAAATTCTTTTCACGTGCTGATATTGAGACAATGAGCATGAGATTAGGGTATAGCGTATGGGATAGGCGTGGTGGCTGGTGGACAAAGCCAAGCGGTGAGCGGTCGCCATCATGCAGACATCGTTGGGTGCAAAATTTTGTTATTCGTAAAAAATAAAAAATGAGAGATACTTTATTTATAAGCCCTGAGAATATTTATGAGCGTACACAAATACACTCGAATATAGATAGCAAAATGATTGTACCTGAGATTAAGGTTTGTCAGGATATGTATATTTTGCCATTATTAGGCTCAGGATTGTACGAACGCTTACAGGTTGGTATCGAAGACAATAATCTAACAGCAGATGAAATTACCCTGCTTAAAAGCTACGTAAGGGATTGCCTTATTTATTACGTGGTGGCGGAGCTTACCGATACCCTGACGCATCAATATTGGAATAAGGGTGTGCTTAAAAAGACGAACGAAGGGAGCGAAAATGTATCAATGAGTGAGCTGATTGACTTAAAGAATAAGTTCAAAAGCCGTGCGGAATATTATGGCCAAAGGTTGGTGAAGTATTTAGTTGAGGAAAGCAATAATTCAAAGTTCGATTTGTATATCAATCCCGGCAGTCGTGCGGATACGGTAGTTCCAAAGCGTGACGCATACTTTCCTGGTATTTATTTGGGTATGCCTTACGATGAATTTAAGAACTGTGACGACTGTCAAAAACCATTCAAAAATGTATAGCAAAAAGACTATCAAAAAATTAAAAGATTATTTCGCAAAGCATGACAAGAAACCAAATAGCAATACAGCTCAAAAGGATAGCAACCGACCACCGGCAGATAAGAACGGCAAAGGTCGTAAATGCTGATTATTTTCTACATAATGAGGTAAAAGATGTAGTATATCCCGCAGTCTTCATGACTATGGGTAATAGCACTACTGAGGGCAAAATAAAGACGCATACGGTACAGGTAACGGTGGCTGATATTGTTTTGCATACAACGGAGCTGGAGGTGCAAAGCGATATGGAGCAGGTAGCGAATGATTTGGTGGGGCAGATAGGATGGGAAAAGCAGCCGTGGCGGTTTACCCGCTCCACGACATTCGAATTCTTTGAAGATAAGTTTGAAGATATTGTGGCGGGTGTTACATTCAGCATAGATTTAGAGGTGCCATTCCTTTATGATGTTTGCGACTTACCGAGTAACTATGAGCTACCTGAAAATGATACGATATTTATAAACCCAAGTCGAATGAGTAAGATAATAGATTTTATAGTAGGTAATGGTGAGCCTATGGAGCAGGACGATACCGACTTCACGAATAATAGCCTTGTTGTGCCACCTTTGGTATTTATAGATGGATTGATTTTGACATATCAGGTAAGAAGCGATAGGCGTTATATTTCATATAATTCAGGAACTAAAACAATAACAATAAACGGAGGAGTAAACAATGGCGAAAATATACAGATTTATATTTAGTGCGTTACTACTTTGCGCGTCATTTTCCGGCAAAGGGCAAACGGTTGATGGAAAACTTTACACTAATTTTTCGAACTGGTATCAGTGGAGCGGGGGCAAGTTCAATACTAATTTGAACATCCCGAAGGTTACAGCCACAACCGGGCGCGATACGGGTGCTATCCGATATGCTTTGGCCGACAGCTCCATGTATGTTTGGACTGGTAGTCAGTGGCGTGCGGTAGGCGGTGGCACAGACACAACCTCACTTAGCAATAGGATTAACTTAAAAGTAAACATAAGCGATACAGCGGCTATGCTAAGTCCTTACCTCCGCTCAAATGTGGCGGCTGCTACCTATCAACCTATTGGCAATTACGACACCGCCACCGTTGTAAAAGCATACGTAACAAATGCCGAAGCGGTTACGATTACAAAAGGTCAGGTGGTGTATATCTTTGGAGCAAGTGGTGACAGGGCATCGGTTAAACTTGCAAAAAATACAAGCGACACATTCAGCTCAAAGACTTTGGGAATAGTTAGGGCGGATATTGCAGCGGGTGCGGCGGGATGGATTACTACACAAGGTCAGGTCAGCGGTATCAATTTAGGCGCATATACGGCGGGGGATATTCTATGGCTTGATAGCGTTGCGGGAAGCTTTACAAAGACAAAACCACAAGCTCCTTATCATGCTGTATTTGTTGGTGTAGTTGAAAGGGCAAATGCAGGGAATGGATTAATATATGTGAAGCCACAAAACGGAGTTGAATTAGATGAGCTTCATGATGTTAGGATTACAAGCCTTGCAAATAACGAAATAATAAGATATAATTCTTCGTTGGGCTATTGGGAAAATAAAAGCATTATAACTACATTAGGATACACTCCTTTAAATGTAACCGATACAACTGCAATGCTTTCGCCTTACCTTCGCTCAAATGTAGCGGCTGCAACTTACCAACTTATTTTAGATACCGTTCCTTTGGCTGTCTTTGGTGCTGGTAGTGGTGCGGCAGGCGATACGGCAGCTTTCAGCACATCGGCGGTTTATGGTAGCTTTTACAATGCAGGGAGCGATACTTTGATAATTACTCAAATGAGAGCAGGGGTGTTGGGTACTTCGCCAAACATTACGACAGAGGTTTATTGGAACGATAGTTTAAATATTACGGCAGGGGCTACTATTTTAGTAAGTGGCGGCACATCGGTTACGGGTACGATAGGTGCGACAAATGTTACATCATTCACCAATAATAAGATTCCGCCGAATGTATGGGTATTTGTTAGGACAAGTGCGGTGGCGACAAAGCCGACTTATTTTACTTTGACCTTGTTAGGGTATAAAAAGAGAATATGAGATTTACTTTTGTAATATTACTTTTTTTGAGTTTAGCTGCAGATGCGCAAATGATTATAAAGGCATATCCTAATTACATACCATTAGGATCAAGCCCTTTTATAACATCTCAAGCTGTTTATTCTATTCGCAAAGCCGTTGATTCGTATACGGGCAGCGCAATGAGAATAAGAAAAGATACCACTGGCCAGCCTGAACAAGATATAAATTTTATCGGCAATGAATTAGATACAGCATCAATTAAAAGTTTTTTAAATGCTCGCAGTGGATTTGTAGTTACATGGTATAATCAAAACGGAAGTGTAAATGCAACGCAATCAACACAAGCGAACCAGCCGCGCATAGCAAACTTAGGTGTAATAGACAGATTAAATGGTAAAGTGGCCTTAGTTTTTGACGGAGTGAATGATAATTTAATTGCAGATAATTTAGCATCAAGTATTACAGGTGAAGATAAGCCTTTTAGCGTAATAGCTGTTTGCTCAAAAGCAAACACAAATACAACTGCCGCTGTATTAGGTTTTGGCAGAAACACATCGACTGTTCCATTTTTAATCCCAATAGGTTTTGTTAATCAAAACAATGATTATCGTTTCCAAATAAGAGATAATGCAACTAACAATACATTTTTTGATGGTGGTTTTTATGCAGCAAATACTCAATATCTTTTATCTAATTATAGCACAGGATTAGCATTTGAATTGTTTTCCAATAATATAAGTCAAATAACGAATACATATAATAGAGGTACTTTAACATTAGATGAATTTTGTATAGGTGCAGTTAGAAGAACGGCAAATCCAGATTTTCCTTTAGCCGGAAGAATTCAAGAAATTGTATATTTTAATACTTATAAAATCACGGATAGGTCTACACTTGAAACAAATATAAATAATTATTATGGGATATATTAAGGTAATTCCACAAGCAGGATTAACAAGTGGACAAAGATCAATCGCTATAACCCGTGAACTATTTCGCATACAGCGACCAATAGACCAACAAAATGATGCTACTTTGTATCTGTTTGGATGGGTTAAGCATCCTACACAAGACCAGAACTATACAGATGTAGTCGATACGGCTTTGCAAGTCGATGTCAATCAGATTATTTATGTGCATCCCGAAAACAATCTGACTAATCTTATTGCTTTGTTTCCTGAGTTATCGCAAGCGGAAAGTGATGGACTGGCAGCGTTTATTGAATCACAGCAAAGCTTTCCGTTTCAGTATATCATACCTTCGGATGTAACGGTATTTACTTATCAACAAATGAAAGATGCAGGATGGTTTCCTGAAATTGAAGAATTATGAGGGGCTTTATCCTTTTAATCGTAGCTCTTTTAATATCGGTAGTGTTAATGCCGATTGGCTTTATTTTTCAAATAATTGTGACATTATTTAGGTCAATCGACCTTTATTTGTTTCACATAGCAAAGTCAATAGATCAGCATGGTAATTTGGTTTGTGCTGAATTATTTAACCTGACTTTGATAAAAAAGAAGGGTTATAAATTTGGCGATATGGATAAGACAATAAGCTACGCTTTGGGAAGAAATGCCGAAACGAAAACATTGACGTATTTAGGTAAGAAGTTGTGTAAATTATTGGATATTATAGAAAAAGATCACGTTATAAAAGCTGTTGAATATGAGCGCAAAGATTGAATATTTCTTTTTAACGATAATGAGTATTGTGGGTTTCCTTAGCAAACATGATACTTTATTTATTATATCGGTTATTGCTCAAATACTTTTTATCATTAAAAACCTTCCCGGAGCCTGCAAAAATATTAAGGAATATAAAAATAGAATCTATGCCAGAATGGTTAAAAAGACTCACAAAGACTGACATCCGCAATACCCTTGCTATCATTATCGTGGTGGGGAGCTTTTTGCTTTTGTATCTATTGCAAGTAAAGCCGATTCCTGAACAGAATCATGATTTAGTATTAACGGCTGGTGGCTTCATCTTTGGGGGTGCATTGGCTGGAGTGGTTGGTTATTATTTTGGAGCTACCAAAACAGATAAAAAGCACAATGACACCGAAGGATAAAGAGATGCATTTTTGGGCGGGTGTATCCGTTAGCATTGCGGCCCTTGTGTTGTTTAAAGCTGTTGAGGTGCAACATTGTTGGCTGTGGGTGCTGACGGCTGTGGTTACGGCTGCCATCGGAA